GTGGTGTTGAAGTTGAACTTGGTGAATACGGATACTATGGACACAATTCGATAAATTATCATGGTCGTTCTACACGTAATGGAGTTGCGATTGAGAAGTTTGTACCTAGAGACACTGATTTTGTACGAACTGGACTACACCATGTCGATTGGGATGATGCTTATCTTCCCAGTGTAAAGAAGATTGGAAAAGTCTTCGACCAGACAGTTGATCCTCTTGTTGGTGGCGTTGAAAAGTATGCTAGAACTGCACAGTATGTTGTTCCAGCTCTCATCCAAAGTGCCGTCATTGATTATTTTTGTCCAAAAATTGAACGTTGTGATTGTATTGGACCACTGGATATGGATCAGACGATTAATGGCGTACCTGGACTTCAATCAATTGTTATGTCAACCTCGCCTGGTTTCTGCAGTCTTTATTTTAAAGATGGGAAGAACGAAATTTTTCGTGTGACACATGAAGATCAAGATGGCAAAACATATGCTTTTTCGGATAAAGCTATGAACAAAGTTCTTCCTTTTTATGGACGCTCCTTGGTTGGAGAAATCTACTATATGGAGGAGCAGCTTATTAAAGGAAATGTCCCTTTTTCAGTTTGGACATCTACTCTTAAGGATGAGCTTGTTAGCTATGAAAAACACAAACTTCGTAAGACTCGTCTCTTTGAAGGGCCAGATCTTCCTGTCACTTATCTCTTTCGAAGACACTTTGGACGTTTTGCAGCTTATTTTCGTTCTCGTCCTGGTCTTGCTCTCGCCCATCTCATTGGTGTTGACAAAGAGGCTGTTTGGGCCGACATGCTTAAGAAACTTGAATTTGTTGGTCTTAAAGGATTTGGCATTGATTATAAACAGTACGATTCTACAGTGCAAACATCTGCACTTGATTTCTTTCTTGCCGTGACTTATGCGTACTATGGTCCACCAAACGCAGTTGTTCGAGCTGGACTCGTTCGTCTGCTTCAGAACTCCTTTCAAGTTGTTGGTGAGTTCTTGTTTGAAACTAATCAAGGTAATAAGTCTGGCAATCCTCTTACTGATGTGCTTAATAGCATTGCAAATGTGCACATTATTTATTCTGTTTACCTCCTGTCACTTAAGAAACGAGGCCTCACACCTACTCTGCGAGACGTGGACAGACGTTTCGTTGTTCTCACTTACGGCGATGATCTTATTCTTGCTGCTACAGATGCTACACTTGAATACTTTAATCGTGACTCCTATATCGAAATGGTGAGTCATGTTGGTATGGTGGCTACCCACGAAAGCAAGAGTGATGTTTCCGAACCTTGGAATCTCGTCCGTGATCTTTCTTTTCTCAAATCCACCTTCCTTGTTTTTCCGAGGTACGTTGCGTGTCCTTTGCCTTACAAAGTGGCTTATCGTGAGCTGCTTTGGCAACACAAGAAAAACGTTGGTGATGTAGACCTTTTTAGAGAGCGCTTACGCAATGCGCTTATCTTTGTTTCTCACTACGGACGCCCTGCTCACGATAAGCTCCTTGCACAGTTGTTATATCAAGGCTGTGAAGTCGAGCCTGTTTTTCGTGAGTGGGAGGTTGAAATCATTGAGAAACAAACCGTCAATGCAATCGAAGGAGTTGATGGATTACGTTCTTTCTCCCTTGCCCCCTTTTTCTTTTCTGATCACACTTCCGATGTTCCGGAGGTGCCTTCAGGCGTTTTGCAAATCTAAATCTCTTTTATCTTTTTCCTTTGTACGACACTCTGCACGCCAACTCTTATCTGCGCTTTTGGGCGTGTAAGCTAGTCGTGCAACTATTCTTCCTATTTCTTCTGTCTTTGTCTTTGGCTCCTATAGAGGGGTCGTATCCGGCTGTCGCTTATCGACAGTTTGGGACCGAACAGTTGGGGCCCCTTAGGGGCATTGGAAACGCCGGTTTTATACACCGGTGCAAAATTTACATCTCTTGTATGGGTCTTGTTGACCAGTATGAATGCTACGGCTATGACTGCTCAATGCCTTATGCTGTGCACTGGTGTGTCAGTACGGGTGTCCACGATCGTGGGCTTTTGGAGTTTGCATAGTTTGTTGTAATGTTTGCGTAAATAGCAGAGCCACAGACACTAAGAATGGAGTGGTGAACTGCGCAGGAGCGGATCTGCTCTTGTTGTATACAACAGTTGATACGATATCAACAGCAGAAGACTGGTCTTAATAACCCGGCTATGTATACACATTAGTATGTCTTAACCTTGTATTGTCCTTTTTCTGTTTTGTTATTCGTTGTAACTTGTGGTTACTTTTGACGTGTAAACATTGATCCCTGAGTGGGTGACTATGGTTAAGCCGAGGTGCCAAACGTCGCGCGTTGTGGACGTTAAACACATAACCCGAATTGGGTTGATTACTGATCAATTATTCTGATCACTTTCTTGCTAGTATTGTTAGCACTGTTAGTCTTGTAGTATTGTTATTCTAAATTAATATCGTACTTTTTCATTAATTAACATCGCTTAACTCTTTCTTAGCTATTAGAAGAAACTTTATGTTCTTCTATATAAATTATTAATTATATCTTTTAATTATAATATATATCTTATTGTTATTTTAAAAAAAAAAAAAAAAAAAAAAAAATCGAAAGAGCCCACATC